GTTTACAGTGGATATATGCAAAACTACCCATTACCTAAATTTCGCTGCCTTCTTCGCTATCGCTTTCGGCTGCTTAACGAACTGCTTGCCCGCTTTTATGCCTGCGCGTTTCGCCTTACTTGTAGCAGAGTATTCCTGCGAACTCAAAGCCTCACGTGCTTTCTTAGGTAAGTAGCGCTCGCCCGTGGCTTTTGCCCCCTGCGTAGACGGTTTACCTGACTTGGTACCCCAGTCTTCCTTAGTCCATTTCGACAAGGATTTCTGAGCTTCTGTCTTCGGGCCGCTGTAGCCACCGCCAGACTTCTTATACCGCTGCGTGGCTAGCTGAGCTTTACGGGCGGACCATTGACCTGCGTTTCCACCCTTCGTGCCAGCCTTTACGCTAGCAACGATGCGCTTCCATTTAGGTTCGTCCGACCGTGCCATTACTTCTTCTTAAAGCCCTTCAGCAACTGTGCAAACCGTGCACGTTGGCCTAGCTTACCCGGAGCCTTAGCGGCCTTGGCAAGCTTACCGGCTGGGATTGGCTTGCCCTTCTTAGCACCAAGAGCCGAGCGCAACGCACCCGGCTTCTTAATAGCTTTTGATATGTCGAGTTTCGCCTCACCGCCCTTAGCCATACCTGTGGCCTTGGGCATCTTAGCTGGGTTCATAGCCCCCATACCCCGACAGGCACGCATTAGCAGGAGCCGCCTTTTTTCATCTTGACCATTGAAGTCTTGGTCTTGCCCTTAACAGCGCAACCGTCGATGGAGCCGCCCTTGGCAAACTTCATCATTGCACGGCCCTTGGTGTCAGCCGACTTCTTCTTCATCGCTGCGCCAAACTTGGTCGCTGCTTTACCGCCCTTTGCCATACCCGGCTTAGCGTTGCGCTTTGCCAGTTCCTTAAGAAACTCTTTACGCTCTGGGGTCAACGGCACAGTGTTTGCACCGCCAGTGATTGGTTCTTTCGGCATTGGCTTTTTCTTCATTGGCATTGGTTTTTTATTCATGGTAGTTTCCTTTTTAACTAAGCCACCTTTGGCTTTGTACATGCCGGACTCCACTGCCCGCCTGTAATCTTGTACAGCAGCCCTAGAAGCACCGGGGGCTTCGGCTATAGCACGCATCCTAGCTAGTTTAGGGTTCTGGCTATTAACTGGTTTGCCACGTTCCGCTGCAACCTTCAGGTCTACAAAAGCCTGCCTATTAAACGGAGTGACGGGTAGTGGTTTAGTCGGAGAGCCTGAGGTGCTTCCACCGCGTACATTGCGGAAGTTTGTTTTTGGTGCACTTGTTTTTGTGTCCGAAGCAGGTGGGGCTGCATCTTTATTTGTGCGCGGAGGGGCCGTTGGACGCCGTACAGATGCTTTAGCCTTCGGCTTGCTTGCGCCAATAGAGCTGTCCATCTTGGGTGTGGGCAAGCTGTCTGTGATTTTAGTTGTTGCCGCTGGAGCTTCAGCAGTCACCGACTTTGCTGCGCCGTACTTACGGGTCTTTGTCAGGTTGCTTTCTGCGGCTTTCTCTGCTGCGCGTGTAGCAGTGCGGTCAGCGCCTGTGCGCTTAGCTAGGTCGTCCTTGGCATCAGCGATACGCTGTGCGGCTTTCGCTTCAGCTACATCTGCGTTTTTACCTTTGGCGAGGGCAATTTTACGGTCTTTTTCAATATCCGCCATGCGGCGTTCGTAGCGGCCTTGTGCACCACCGGCTGAGAACTTTTTCATCTTGCGTGCCATAACTATACCTTCCTCATCTCATCGACCTTGGCTTCGAGACGTTCAAACGCCTTATCGAACCGGTCCCCGAGCCTATCAACCATCACGTTAACTTCAGCGCGAGTGACATGTTCACGCGCTACTTCTTCGCGGGTCTTGTTGAGCAGGATGCCAAGACGGTCCAACTCGTCAATCTTTCCCCTAAGAAAGAAGCCCATAACCGCCACTACGACGCTCAATGCGATGTTCCAGAGCATCATTTCCATGTCAGCACTTCCAAGCCCTGAGGCTTTTGTTGATGCGGCTATTAGGGTCATTCGCGGTCTTCTTGCTGGTCAGCTTCTTCTTCATCCCAGACATCCGGGCACAGAATGACTTCTTGCGTGGACCACCTTCAGGCTGCGGTGCCTTGAGACCGGGCTTACCCGGATTGGCTTTGTTGTAAGACGCACGACCCTTGGCGTTCAGCCCGCCAGACTTCGCTTTGCCTTCTTTGCGTTGCCATGCGGGTGTCTTAGCCATTACACGAACTTCCCGCGTGTTTTGCCTTGAGTAGCGCAGCCATCGCCGCGACGAGAGGCGGAGCCGCCCTTGGCCATCTTCTTGACCTTGCCGCCGCGCTTCATACCTTCACCGGCTTCCATGGCTACTACTTCTTCAGCGCCACCGGGTTTACCCGCTGCACCTTTTTTCTTCTTCTTAGCTAACGCCATACCTGCTACACCTAGACCACCCATACGAGCGATGTCACCGATACCTACTTTGCCAGCCTTCATGGCCGCGCCCGCAAGTCCGCCCATAGCGCCCGCTTTTAGAATATCTCCGAATTTACTCATTACGCTGCATCCTTCTGTGCGGGGACAACCATTGGGTAAAGAATATCATCGCCGTAATTGCCGATATATTCCTGTACGCCCATGTGGCCCAGTGTGATTGTGGGGTCTACCCACACTTCAAAACCAAGTTCCCGTGCACGGTCGCAGAAGAGGAAATCTTCTCCGATGTAACCTTCGTCGGTGACGAGGAAGTCGAACATGGCGTTTAGCATGCGGTCGGACCGCGTGTCGTAGTAGCTCCACTCTGGGTGAGCTTCTGACATCTGCTCAAACACTTCACGACGCACGAGCATAAAGGCTGTCGCTACGCGCTTTGCGCGGACTAGACCCATCTGGTTCATGGTGAGCTGGTTGTTCTCGTCGTGGTCGAGAGTAGCAATATAGTTTTTGGTTTCGCTGCGCGTACGGGGCACCGCAGCTACAATACCCTTCTTAGGGTCTGTACCCCACGCCATGAGGCGGAATACATCTTCTGGCTCGAAGTTAATGTCCGAGTCGATAAACATAAGGTAGTCGCACTTAGACTCAAGCAGGTCTTGCGCCAGCAGGTTGCGCGCACGAGAAACAACCGAACACCCGCATATGCTGCCGATGTGAAGTTCAATTCCGTGTGCCGCAGCCTGCTGAGCAAAACGTGCAAGAGAAACAGCTAGCTTCAAGGAGACCTTGAAGTCGTACGCTGGAAGAGCGATGAAGACGCTCTTACCAGCTAAGTCGTAGCTTTGTTCCTGCTGCATATATCACCCGTAAAAGACAGAGACGTAGCAGTTCGTCAACGCAGCATAGACGTTGGTTTCGAACAGTACACCTTCGCCGGGGATATACACAGTGTGAAATGCCGCAGTAGCAGGTACATCGACTTCAATCTGTGTTGTGCCGCTAGAGCCGCCATCTTTAAGGAGGACAGAACCAGCCCCGGCACCAGTAGAAGTAATCACCATACCCTTAACACGTGTGCGGTAACCCACCAGCGACCCGGAAGTATTCCGGTGTACGTTCTTGACATCATATTGCATACCCATCAGTATTCTCCTTCTTAGAGGTTGTTACCGATTACGATGCAGTTGTAATAGCAGCCCAGCCGGTCGTGCCGTTGGTGTTGATGTACGCACGAGTCGAAGTCGAGTTACCATCGCTACGAAGGTAGAGCGAACCCTGCGCAGCAGCCACGGTAGGGACGCCTGAACCGAAGTAGACACCCATGCCAGCAGCAGTGTTGGTGCCGATGAAAGCAGCAGCGCCGCCAGCTGTGAGAGCCGAACCGCTAAGAGCAGTGACCGTGCTGGTTGCAGTGATTGCTGCACCGATGGTACCGGTAACAGTTACCGCGCCAGTTGTGGCATTGATTGAAATTGTTTGGAAGCCGTTCTCAGAACGAACTGGACCGTTAAATGTGGTATTAGCCATGATTTATCTCCTGTGTAGTAGCACTCGTCCGTACCGTCTCTACTAAGTCCGCTGGGCCGGTCGGTACGAATAATGTTCCCTAGTAGCGTAGATATACCACAAACAAAAAAGAAGGGAAGAGATTTCTCTCCTCCCTTCCCCCCGTTCCCTTGAGCTACGCTCTCGGGGAAACTATTAGGCTGCGCCTTCGCTGCCGTACATACCCAGAGGGTCTGACCAGCCGAACGAATAACGCTCACGAGCCTTGTAACGTACGTTACCAGTATCGAAGTCACCGTCCATGCCCGTCGCCATTGGCGTACGAACAAAGTGCTTCAGACCGTTTGGCACGTCGGTGGTCAAGAACCACGCGTCAGTGTCGGTCAAGAAGTGGTTTACGGCGTAACCTTCTGGGATAGAGCCGTTCGACTTGATTGCGTTGATGTCGTTGTCTGCAGTCGAAACGCGAAGTTCGGTTTCGAGCAAGCGAGTAGCAACAAACATCAGGCTTGGCGGTACGACGAGCTTACGCGGTTTAGCCGCGATGAGCAGGCCACGTTCATCCGTCCACGCTGCAATCTGAATTACAGCCGCTTCAAGCGACGTTTCGTTCAAATCAGCAGGAGTGCTTGGGATGTTCGAGTTCGTGCCACCAGAAACCAATGGGTGCGAAGCCGAGAACAATGGTTGGCCGTCACCACCGACATAGTCGGTGTCAAAGCCGTTGTTCAGGACGCCAGCAGCTTTGGTCTGCTTGGTGTACGACATGGCGCGAGCCAATGCCTTTGTGTAACGCGACGACAGCGAGTCGTACAAGTTATCTTCAATCGCTTCTTCCGTGAGCGAGAACCCAAGGGCAATCGTTTCGTGGTTGTAGCGAGCGGTGAAGACTTCTTGACCGTTGTCGTATGCGATGGCCGAACCTTCGTTCTTGACTGGAGCAGCTGAGAAACCAGAAAGCTTTGTTTCTTCTTCGAACGAACGCTCGGAAGTTTCCGTTTCGTAGATTTCTTTGTGCTCTTCGCCGTAACGTGCATACTCGAGGCCGAACAAAGCGTTCAGTCCGGGCAACAGTTCCTTAAGAAGTTGTGCGCGTGAAATTGCCATTATTCAGTCTCCTTATGCCAGACCGGTTGGGTTGAGGTACTGATGAGTGCCTTGGTTCCACTTGACGATAACTTCGGTGTAAGAACCGGGGTTACCTGCAATAGCGGTCTCAGGAACAACATCCACAACGCGGATAGGCCACGTCGAAGTAGTGCCTTCAGTCGAGTCTACACCGACCTTGGAGTTACCGTTCGAAGTCGAACCTACGTTGTTCGCACCGTTAGCAAGCTTCACGTTCGAGCCGACAGCGGCTTGAGTGAGGTAGCTTACAGTGTTCGAGTTGGTGCCAGCGCACACAGCGACCTTGAACAACGCATCAGGGTCTTCCTGAACGTATGCTGTGATGTCACTGATGTTCGTGGTGCCGGGGTAGTACTGACGGAATGTCAAACCAAAGGTTGGGTCCGTATAGGTACAACCGAGGAAAACACCGACAGGTGTAGCAGCGTCCGTACCAGTGTCCTTGCCAACAGTACCGCCTGCGAGCAACTTAACGACGTCACCGTAGAAGATGGCAGTCGAAGAGTTGGTTGCGATTGGAAGTTGACGAGTTGCACCAGCAAAAACCTGTCCGCCAATCAGATTGATTGGGATTAGCCCGTAAGGGCTGGTAACAGAAGGGTATGCCATTTTATAGCTCCTTTAGCTATTTGCCTTTGCCAAATGACGTCGTAGACCGTTTTTCCCTAAAGAGTGGCATACGAGCGTCGTTTTCACGCATGAAGTTGTTATCCACGGACTCCATCTGAGCCTGATTTTTGTTAGCGAAAAATTCTTTACGCTGACGCATCAGTTCTTCCGGTGCCTTGCACAACAACAGTCCTGCGACTTCGATGTTGTTTTTGAAACGGCTATCTGGGTCTACCAGCATCTGGAACTGAGGTTGTTCTTCGATGCTTACTGGCTCCCAACCTTCCCGTAGTTTGGACGAGATATTGCGGGGGTCATTTTGGCCCATTGAAGCTACACGTATCCAGCGATATGCGTAACCAGCTTCCTTGTCCGGTTCTGGCAGGGTCGATGCCGGTTGCCATACTTTTGGACGTTCAGCT